TGGTCCCCAGGTCAACGCAGCATGACCAGGGCCCGACCAGGACCGGCCACAAAACCACCGGCCCCAGGTCAAAACCGCGCTACCAGGTAGCACAGGTGTAAACCCTAACCCATCCACCAGGGCGCGCGCCGATACCCTACCCGGTAGACTAAAAAACCCTTGTTTTTACTGTCGCGCAAGTGACTGACAAGGGGCTTGACAACAAACTACATTAGTCCTCAATGCACCAGTCAGGATGCAGACAACAAACCAACACGAAGGGAAACGCAAGATGTACACAGCACAAATCGACGCCCACGGAAACGTCATTGTTTGCAGAGGGGATGACCAGCGCCGGGGCTATCGCATAGCCTACACCGGCACTTATAACGAGTGTCTTATGTTCAAAGCATTAAAGGGCCAAGCATGAGCACACACGAAACCATCATGCGCCAAGCGCGCCGCGAACTTGACGCCGTGCGCCCGGTTAACTACCAGCTCACGCCCGCGGAATACAAGCGCCGCCTATACCTTATCAACGACGAAAAGAACCAGCTGCGCGCAGCCCTGGGCCTGGCACCAATAACCAACCAACCAACAACCGGAGACTTATTCCAATGAAACCCCTATACCTAATCGCATGCAGCGCCGCCAAGCTGGACCGCACCGCACCGGCCGCCGACCTTTACCAGGGCCAGGCATTCAAGCTGGCAATGCGCGCCGCTGATCGGGCCGGCGCCGACGTCGTCATTTTGTCCGCGCTCCATGGCGCCTTGTTTCCTGATTTACTAATCGCCCCCTATAACCTGACATTGTCACAAATGACCGCCCAGCAGCGCCGCAAGTGGGCCGCAAATGTCAGGCACGGATTAAGCGAATACCACGGCCGCGAAATTGTCGTGCTGGCCGGCAAGCACTACGCCGCCGCCGTTGAAGGCTGGCCCAACGTTTCCCGCCCGCTCACCGGCCAAGGTATCGGCCAGCAGCTGCACACCCTCAAACACTTAAACGCTTGAAAGGCACATCATGACCAAGCTTGAACTACACCAGCGCAACACACACACTTACGCCGACGGCTGGGCCGACCTGGACGATTGGCAGCACCTGGGCACCGCGAAAATGCTCCGCTGGAATGCAACCGCCGAGCCCCTGGGCCATGATGACGCCGGCACCTACACGACAAAAGTTATAGGACCGCGCCAGCTGCGCGCCGTTGACCTGGGCCGGGCAATCGCGGCCACCCTGGGCGGCAGCAGCTGCACACATGAGCACGACTGCTGCGGATGCCCAACCACTCACGCCAGCGTTAAACGCACCAGCGCCCGCGAATACTTTGTTCACCTTCACATAACCCGCAACTACTGAAAAGCCCACCAATGACCGCACTCACCACCCCCGACCAGATAGCGCGCTATCGCCTGGCCACACTACGCGCAGCGCTTAAGCTGGAAATTGCCGGCCTGAAACGCCGCGGCCCCAGCGCTTATGCAATCTTGAAAAAAGAGGGATTCGCCGGCACCCGCGCCGACATCCTGGAGCAAATCAACAAACAATTGGAGAACTAATCATGGGCTGGACCTCTTACACAATCGACACCACCGCAACCACCGACGCCGTGCTACGCCGGGAATTTACCCAGGCCGGCACCGATGGCAGCCGCTGGGAAATAACCGACACCGCGACAATCGGCGCGACCTGGTACGCAATCAGCAAACGCACCGACCCCACCGGCGCCGCGCATTATTCCGGCCTGGTATGTCTGACCGAGCGCCGCAAGCAGCGCAACGGCCTGACCGAATTTTTTTACAAAGACATGAGCGAAGATTGTGGCCCCCACTCTTACGCATGCCCCGCCCGCATCCTGGACCAGCTGGACCAGCTCGCGCCCAATCCTGGAGGATACGCGGCCGGCTGGCGCCAGGCATGCCGGGACCATGCAGCCAACAAACGCGCCAAGGCCAAGGCCCGCGCCAAGCAGCGCGCCGAAAGCATGGCAAAAATTGAGCGCTTTATTTCCGACCGCTTTTTATCCGTCAACCTGGGAGCTTAAAAATGAATCAATTTCACTTTATCCGCAGCAGCGGAAACCGCAAGACCGGCCCAATCCCGGTTACGTATAGCGTGCGCAGCTCATGCCCGCCCAGCTGCAGCCACTACGGCAACGACTGTTACGGCGAAGACTTTTACACCCGCATGACCTGGGACAAGGTCGAGCAACGCGGCCACGATATCGCAGCACACGCGCGCGCAATCGCCAGCCTACCGCCCGCCCAAGTGTGGAGAATGAATGTCGCCGGGGATTTGCCAGGCGAAGGGGAAACAATCGACGCCTACCAGCTCGGGGAAATAGTCAAGGCCAACAAGGGCCGCCGCGGGTTCACCTACACGCACAAGCACCACCCGGACGCGCTGCTATGGATACGACACGCCAACGCCTGGGGCTTCACAATAAACCTAAGCGCCGACGACGCCGGCCACGCCGACCAGCTGGCCAACACGAACGCCGGCCCGGTCGCTTGCATTGTGCCAACCGACACGCCCGAAATCAGTTACACGCCCGAAGGCCGGCAGATCGTGATTTGCCAGGCACAGACCCGCGAAGGCGCAACGTGTGAAAGCTGCGGAAATTTTAGCCCCTGGTGCAGCCGGACCGACCGCGCTTTTATCGTAGGTTTCCGGGCCCATGGCAGCAAAGCAAAACAAACCGACGCCAAGGCGCGCCGGGTTATCCCAATTTTGAAAGGTTGAACATGTTTAAAAAGATGCGCGCAAAGTACCCAGGCAAATGCAGCTTATCCGGCGCCCGGATAAACCCCGGGGATTTTATTATTTACAACACGGACACCAGGACCGCCGAGCTGGAGCCCGACGCCGACAGAATAACGTTCTACGGCGAGAACGGCCCGACCCACTTCACACGCAACCGGGCCGGCCGATGCATTGATGCGCCATGCTGCGGATGTTGCACCATTTAACGAAAGGCAAACCATGAACTACCCCGAAGCAGACTATATCAACGCCGGCGCGCGCTACCAGCTCGCCAGGACACCAGCCCAAACGATAGCCCAGGCCGGCATGCTGCGCCGCATGATCGAATCGGAACACATCGACGAGCGGGCCGAGGCCCGGCGCCTGATCGAAACCGGCCGCGCAGAAGTGCGCCAGCGCTAGGAGTCCATCCGGTGAACAAACCCCACGCCCTCACGCTCGCGCTGGTTTTAGCTATAACCGCGCCCGACCGAAAACGCGCCGGCGCTTGTGTCGCCATGGCCGAGCAACTAGCCCGCGGCATGACGCCCGAGCAGGTAGACGCATGCAAGGTCCAGGCCCTGCAACTAATCGACAACAACTAGGAGTTCATCCGATGACCGACATACAAGACCGCTGGACCAAAGCCGCCGCCGAATTATTGGTGGGCCGCCGCATTGTGTCCGTTGATTACATGACCGAAGAAGACGCCAACGAAGTAGATTGGCACCACCGGCCGCTCATCATTACGCTAGACAATGGGCTGCGCTTTTATCCAAGCCGCGACGACGAAGGCAACGGCGCCGGCTCCCTGTTCACGACCAACCGCAAATTACCAACTATTCCATCAATCTAAGGAGAATTTATTATGGGTTTCTTTTCTAAAACATGCGCAAAAACACACCTTCCAATCGTCGCCAACTTGAAGGACATCCCCAGGCTTAGCCAGGTGGTGGCACTGCTGCCCAACGGCAAAAAATTCACCGGGTCTTATGACGGATACGGCCGCGTCGCCGGCACCGGCCTGGTGGAAACAGAACGCGGTCGATTTCAATGGCCCGAGGTGAAGATGGTCCTGGCCGAATACTACAACGGCGAGGAATATAAAGACCTGGGCCGATCAGGGGATGAGCTGGCGCAGGGCTGGTTTATGGATGACCTATTCTTGAATCATTGCCTGCGCAACGGGCCGTTCGAGAGTTACGCCGAATACAAAAAGGCGTTCAAGAAATACGCAAATTGGTAAGAGGTCATCCGATGAAACAAAGTTACGAAACTGCGTTAGATATTCTCACAGCCGTGGCTATCGGCGTCGGCTTTGCTGCGCTGCTGGTGGCCTGGTGGACGTCGTGAAGTTCTGGGTCACCATCATCCGCGAGCATCAGGTTACGCTGACAATGGAGGCGGCCAGCCGGTTAGATATCATCCGGCTGGTCACCGACCTGGCAATCAAATATGATGCCATGGACGGCAAACAAACTATGATTGTGAGCATCAATGAAGAAGCGCCCAACACTATTCGCAATATTCCTGCATGAGGAGGACGGCGTCGTTACTGTGTCGGCCGATTATCTTGGCCTAGGTCAGGCTTCGTTTGACTTGGGGCTTGAGATAATGACCGGCATCAAAGAGCTGGAGCGTGAACATCCAAAACAGTTCACGGTCCGGCCCATTCAGATTTCAGAGTATTACAACTGACCGGGTCAGGCTTTGGGAAAACTTGAACAATCCAAGCCGCCGGTGAGTATCGTTTGCATCCTCTCCGACTTGGTCGCTCATCCAATACGGCCATCCGATCTGCTTGGCCACCCGCTCCCCGGTGCCGCTGGCGTCGTTGTCAGCAATGACAATACCCTCCGGCAACCCGGCAGCAATCTTCACCATGTTCCCCGCGCTGAAGCAAACATGCAATGTGTATCGACGTTTCAGTTGAGACAAGGCCAGCCGGATAGACAACGCCGTGGCATACCCCTCAACCAGGATGTGCATGCCCTTGTTTTTAAATACAAACTCAGCCCCGCTCGTGCGCTGGCCGGACAGAAACTTCTTGCCGCCCACCTCGTCGATTAACTGTACACCCACTAAATGTCCATCCGATCGCATCGGTATGACCAACAGTTGCTGACCATTAAACGCCCATACATTCCCCTGCTCTTCCGGGAAACCCTTGGCCTTGAGATAGTCATGGCGACCGAATTGACATTGATCAAGAATCCATGCCGCCTTGCCCGCCGCATCCTTCGCCTGTTTGTTTCTTTGCTCCTCCGCATCATTGGCTTGCTTTTGTATGCGCACCACATCAGCCGGTTTCAGATCATCCGCATGCCACACGGCCACCTCTGTGCCGGTCGCCCAGTTCTGAACGAACGCATGGGTTCCCATGTACTTCACCGCACCATTGCGACTGTTCGGATGGTCTTCTGTCGGATACCGGCGCCAAGTCCCAATGGGTGGAGGGTTGTCAATCAGGATGCCATGCAGCCTGCAATAGGTAACAAGGTCATTCATTTACCCTTCCCCTTCAGGTATGCAATGAGCCTGCTCTTGACAAACTTCTCAAACGCCATATCCGGCGGAGCTGATGTGTCGGCCAAGCCCCTGGGCCACACCCCAAACTTGTCTTTGTAACAATGCGCAGCACGGCCTGGCGACCATCCCCTAAACTTTATATACCACTGGCACATACCCCAGAACGCTTGCTTGTCGTCCCTGCTGACCATCCCGGTCAATTCTTCCAAGGTTCCAGGTACGCTGCTGACCTTGTTCTGACGCTCGCGTACATGGCCACAATGCAGACACGTATCCGACCCGCCTGGCCATAAATGCCCGCATGATGGGCACTTAGATTCTTTCTTCTCGTCGTCCGTCTTTTCTTTCTTGGCCTTCTCTTTGCCATCATCCAGGGTGTCTACGCCGTTGTGGTAGACCGCTTCCCAATCCTCTTGGAAACGTAAGTAGTTCCCACTATGGTCCAGCCAGACGGCAAACTCTTTGTTGTCAGCCCGGCGCATGATGCGGCCCATCTGCTGGATATGGGACGATAAAGATTTACTGAACGGCCTGGCCGATACCCCAATCATGACATCAGGGACATCAAAACCTTTAGTCAAGATATCCGTGGCAATCAGTCCGTGTATTTCTGTATCCGGCCGGGCAAAGTCCTCGATCACATCGCGCTTAAACTGGTCATCATCCCGGTAGCTGACCGATACAAAGTTGTAACCCTCTGATGCAAACTGTGCGGCCAGGTCGGCACCATGCTCTACGCCTGAGCAGAACACAATCGTTTTGCGCGGGCCACCAAAGATTTCATTGGTCTTGCGGATCCACTCCTCGACAATGTTCCCCGTGATCTGCATGCCCCGCTTGGATGCCTCGGCCTGGGACCATTCGCCCGCCACCTTCTTAGCCCCCGTCATGTCGATTTCTTTGGCAATGAACACCCGCAGCGGCATCAGAACCTTCTGATCTACCAGCTCTTTAGTCGTGACAGTATTGACAACGTTGTCATAGATGTTGCCCAGCCCCTTGGTAAAAGGCGTGGCCGTCAGCCCAATCACCCGCACATCAGGATTGTTCTTAATGAAATCAACCGTCTGCTGCCGCGTCGTATGACATTCATCCACGATTAAAAGATTTAGCCCTGGGAATGAACCCCTTTTTTCCAACGTCTGAGCCGAACAAACCTGAATGTTTTCATACGGCCGATAGCGCCAATGCCCGGCCTGTAGTACCCCGTGCGGGATGTGGTATTTCTCCAGCCGCTCGCTGGTTTGGTCGCACAGAATGATTCGGTCCAGCAGCATCGCTGCCTTGTTACCTTTACCCCTGGTGGCATTGAGCAGGGCAATAGCCATTTCTGTCTTGCCTGCTCCGGTCGGTGCGTACAGTATCTGCGCGCGCTTTCCATCTGCGAATCCCTGGCGTAGCGCTGCCAGGGTAGCGTCTTGATAATCCCTTAGTTGTAAACCCATGTTGTTTCTCCGCTGCCGGCACACTATGCCCGCCGGCTTGGGCCTTGTTTATTCGTAGGCTTTAAGTTGTCTTTGTTGCATGGCAATCTGACGCTTGAGCTGCGCGTTTTCCAACTGAAACTTATCCCGACTGGATTTCACCGCATTCATTTCCAATTTCAAAATACGAATCTCTTCGCGCAATTGTTTGATCAGATCTTCCGCTGCTTTCTTTTCTTCTGCTGTCGCGTCCATGACTTTGACAGCCAAGCGGTCGGTTAGCGTTTCGTTCTGAGCAATCAGCTCGTCAACCATTTCCTGGCGGTGGTCTACGGCTGGTGGCTCTGCCTTGGGTGGCTCAACCAGGGGCGCTTCTTTGGCTGGCTTAGCTGGCTTAGCTGGCTTATCTTTCTTGACGGGCGTATGCTTCTCAGCCACGTTGCCCTTAGGTGTAATGTATTTCCGGACATTCGGCGCGCCTTCGCCACGCATCTTGGCAACAAACGGCGGGGATACGTGAAGCTGGCGGGCAATTTCTGCATTGCTCCATTGGCCCCATTCAAAATCATCCACGAAAATCATGGTGATCTTGCGCTTGTCGGCGTTATCCATCGGCTCGCCGTGCAGATTGTTGGCCGTGCTGCCGTAGTACAGAGCATCCCTAGGGGTTCCTGTTTCTATTTCACACAAGAAATCTGTCATGCCAATACGCAGGGCCGCGTGATAGCGGTGGAATCCATCAGATAGCCAGTAATCTGCGCCGTCAAAGAACACGCGCATTGGAGGGAATGCAGCGCCTCCTTCCAGGTCCGTAGCGTAGCGCATGACCGCCGCTTCTTTAATCGATGCGCGCACCTGGGTGCCGCCGTCTAACCTGATTTGGTTCAAGCTTAGGGTTTGTCTTTCTAACATGTCGTTCCTTTAAAATGGTGCGTCGAAGCCTATAAATTCTTTGAGTTTTTGCTTGTAATGCAATGCTTTTGCTGCGTCATCCGTGCCCTCTTTACGGCCGGCTCGCATGCTGTATTTGATGATGTTGCCCTTTAGGTAGCCTATGAATTCTTGGCGGTTAAGCACAGATTCCATAACGGCCCAGGGCTGGATGCCGATTTGGTGGTAGTGGTCGCCACCCACCTGGTGTTCATCGGCTGATGCTTTCTCAATCATTTTCTTGCTCCTATATATTGAATCATCGCTTCATGCTTCGTATGTATGCCGCAAAGCTATCCATGGTGACCTTCTCGAAGGCTTTGAAGTTGTTCACTTCTTTGGCCACCTCCTCAAGCGTGTCGTTCCTAATCTTGTTTGATATTGGGTCGAGTTGTTTTTGAATCATCTGACGCTTGCGCCAGCCCAGGGCTTTTTCCCATACGTTTAGTTGTGCTTCGCTCATTTTTTTCCTTTCGGTATTTCAATACTTCTTCTAACAGGCTCTCCATATCTTTAGCCGCTTGCAAATGAAAAGGGCTGATTGGTATGTGGCTTGCAATTGAACGCATCATGCCTATGGTTTGTCTTGCCGTGGTTTCACTTAGCTTTGCCATCAGTCTTCTCCTTGT